CCAACAGACTTCATCGTTTTAAGCAAATCGGTGAGCGCCAGTGGGACGCGCCCACGGATACAGTTGATCCGCGTACCGAACGAAACGAAAACGCTGCTGGTGCTTGGAAAGCTGGTGGTCACACCGCTAACCGATAACGACTCACCGACGATCAGTGGAATCGACAATGCGTTGGTGACGTATGTGGAGGCTGATGCGCTGGAGTATTTGCAGCAGTACGCTAAAGCACAGGCGAAGTTGCAGGAGGCAGGGGCGCACATGCAATTGATGCGCGACATGGAAAAAAATCAGTCTGCACGAATGATCCAAGTCGTGCCGGATGTTGAAGTGGCATGGACACAAAATGATTTCCGATAATGCCACGCTATGCATCCAATCTGCTTGATGAACCGCTTGTTTTTGACGACACGATTACGTTCATGGGTGGGCAAGTCAGTGATGTCCGTCCGAATCTCCTAAACAAAAACCAATACAGCGATGGCAAGAACATGGACGTGGACACGTTCGGCACTGTCATCACTCGTAAAGGCACTGAAAAGCATCCCAGCACAGCACTCGGAACAGCCATACAAGGCTTGGCTTATTATGACAAACCAGTGGCTACAGTTGAAAAACTGGCGTGCTTGTCGAATGGGAAACTGTATTTAGCTGGTGCAAGCGATTCCAGTTGGACGCAAGTCACTGGCTCAAATAGTTCATTCAACACCAGCAACATGGTGGACATGGTTCAGTTCGTGGACAAATTGTTCATCGTTGATGGATCCAGCAACTTGCGGTACTACGATCCTGCTGCCTCTCCTGTCATACAAGAAATAGCTAGTCCAACTGGATTAAATTTGATCATGGACGGGCTGGTATCGCATTCCAACCGACTGTTTGGTTTTGGTGTAAACGGTCAGGAAAACGATGCGATTATTCATAGCAAAGTTATTGGCGCAGCAACTACTACTGATTGGTCAAAAAACCAACAGTTTCGAGTCGGTGGTCATAGCGGTGATCCGGTCGTGGCGCTGTACAGTTGGGCTAATAACAATCTGGTCGTTTTTAAGGAGCGCAGCATTTACACGGTATTTGCTGATCCGTCGCTACTAGTGTCTGCTAATTTTCCGATCACCCAAATTAGTGACCGGTTTGGCTGCGTGGGTCGTCGGTCAGTTGCGGGGGTTGGCGGCGATGTGTTTTTCCTGTCACGTTTCGGAATCATGTCGCTGGGGCAAATACTGAACGGCGCACAAACGATTGTTGACCCCCAACCTATCAGCACACCGATACGCGACTACATCGAGCGGATCAACTGGGATCACGCTTCAAAATCGTGCGCTACATTTTGGAACAACCGCTATTTACTTTCGGTTCCCATCGATGCTGCAACTACCAACAACTACACGTTTTGTTTCAATACAATTACCAGATCCTGGTCTGGATATTGGACGGGCTGGACGCCAAGCGTTTATTCCGAAAGCGGATTTGGCGGTGCGCTACGACTTAACTTTGGCCAGCCGGACGGCAAGGTGTTGAAGTGGTTGGAGTACGTTCCGCAACAGGACGAAACGGATGCGACGTTCAAGGACGATGCCGTCGTTTACGGGTCACACGTCACGACTCGCGGGTTCGTGTTTCGCGAGCAGCTAAACGACAAGATTGGTCGTAACGCTGAATTTGAATTTAACAACAGCCGTGCGCTGGTGGACGTGTTCCAAATACGGGATGACGTGGAACCGGAGCAGCGGCTGAACATTGAAAAAATTGACACGGCTGCTGGCAGTGGCGTGGTGCTACCAAAAGCGTTGCCGTTCATGTTCGGTCAAACTGAAGTGGTCAAAAAAGCCTACTCGACCGTCAGTAAAGGGACTTTCAATCAAGTGCAGTTCCGTGTCGAAGCGGAGCAAAACAAAATCCAACTGCGAGGAGTGAAATCAAGCGCCATTGTCATGGGGCTGGACGCTGAAAAAGCGTAGCTGGAGGGGCGTAAGACGATGTGTAAGATTTGGATTCATGGAACTGCTAGACAAAATGGTCGTTGTAAGACCGGTCAGGGACAAGGACGAGTTGATTCGGCTGAACACGGAGGCTGGATGGGACGATCACTCGCCGGTTTTGCCGACGCATGTGTTCGACAAGTCAGGCGAATTAGCCGGATACGCGAGTGTTGGTCAGTTAACCACCATCAATACGTGGTTTCACACTGAACGAATGAAGGCGCGGGATAGTATAATTGCGGTTAGCGCATTGGAAAACATGACACGATTAAGTGGAAGTGGCGGGATATTGGTTCCGTTAAGCGACAAGTCACCGTTTTTGCCGGTGATGGGGCGCTTGGGGTATCACAATTTAGGCAAAGCCAACATGATGGCAAAAGTATTTTAGCACTATGGGATGTCGAGACGAACCCGATTACGGCGCAGCGGCACGCGAAACAGCGGCTGCTGATATCGAAACGCTTGAGGCGCGAAAAAAAATGGATCGCTTGGCGCGGCTGGGCGAAAAAGGCATTGTCGAATACAAGGATGCATCAGGCAAAAGCAAAGTCACTGAAGCCGACTTTACCGGCATTGGCGACATCGATTTGTCCCGTGCTGATTTGGATTACTACATCGAAGCCGCTGACCGAATTGCTGAAGCCGGTTTGGCCAGTGCTGAAAAGTTCGGGGTTTCGGTAGTTGAACAACGTCGCCGCGAATTGGAAGCAGCCGATCCGGAGGGGTTCAAGATGCGGCAGGATTTTGCTAAAAAAATCATGGAGGGGCCGGAAAAGTATTTCACCCAAGCTGCGGAAGGCGCAATTCAAGGCACACGCGGCGCACAAGCTGCACGCGGAAACTTGTTTGGCAACGCGCCAGCATTGCAGGAGGCGATGGCTGTTGGCGATGTGGGGTTCCGGATGTATCAGCAGCAAATTGCGAACATGGGTGCGTTTGGGGCTGGCGTGGCTCCGACAGCGCAGTTCGGTCAATTGAGCGGAGCGCAACAAGGCGCTGCACCGTTTCAAGGCACGGGTATCCAGCAGTCCAATGTCGGTGTGATGAGCAACAATCAATTCGCACAAACTGCTGGAAGCATTTACGGAAACCAAATGCAACTAGCACAACAGGGAAGTCCGTTTAGCCAAGTGGCTGGTATGGCTGCTGGGTTGGGGCTGACTGCGTTGACCGGTGGTGCTGCTGGTATGGCTGGGGGTGTAGGATTTGGTAAAGGAGTGGGCAATATTTTTGGGGTAACAAAACCAACGTAACATGTCGGAATCATTTTCAAGAGGGTTGAGCATGGGCATGAATTTGGCCCGTGATGTACGGTCGGCAAACGTGTCTGCGGCTGAACGTGCGGAACAAAGTAAGTACCGCAAAAAAGCTGATGAACGTGCTGCATCTGCTGAAGTCCGAGCCATAGCAGCGTCTGATCGCGCGGATAAGGAACTAACGCTTCGCCAAGCTAAAGAAGTGCGAGACATCGAAGCGCATGACATGCGGATGAAGTCGCTAAAAAAAGGCATACGCGAGTCAAGGCAACAAGCAAAGCGTGCAAAAAAAGCGGAGCCGTTACAGCGCCGAAAACTGGAAGCTGATGTTAAAACTGCCGAACAAAAAGCAGGACGAAGCGCCAGCCCCGCTGTTAATGCTTTTAATGATTTACAACTGCTGAACGAGGAACATTACAAACGCAAAGCTGCAATCAAATCGGGATACACAAAACGCGTGGCTCCGCTTGTTAGTGCGTTGCGGAATGCTGAATCGGCATTTGAAAAAAATCCAAACAACGGCGCAGCATTTGCCATAGTAAACAACTTGAAAGGTTCAGTTCAACAGGAGCAAGCAAAGCGCGACGAGGAGTTAGCTAAAGTTGAACAATCTTTTGTAGCTGCAAGCAATTTTGCGCCACAAGGACGTTTTAAAATAATCACGCGGTACAATACATCGACCCAACGTCCGGAATATATGGTTGAAGGTGATGGCATGACCCAAAGCGAAGCGCAATCAATGGTCAGCACATTAAATAAAGCAGGGGGTGGAATGAGTAGCGACAATCCGCTTAGTGGCATACCTGGATTTTCACCATCACCAGCAACCCAAGCGCAACCGCAAAATCAGCAGCCGACAAACACTGATCCAAAAATTGACAATTTTCTTAAATGAGCAAAGTCGTAGAAGCAGTTCGCAAAGCGTATCCAAAATACGAAAACGTCAGCGATGACGATTTGATTGCTGCTATTGGACAAGCTTATCCCGGTTATTTAGACCAACAAAAGCATCCCGAATTTACCAACCGCTTTGCCGAGCTAGACGAGGATCGTAATTTCAATGGCGGTTTTATCGACGGTATCACTAATGCAATTAGGCGTGGTGTACGTCGTGCGGAAATGGCTGACTTGGTTTTTGACGAAGGCACATACGGCATGCGTCAACAAACTCCGGAAAGCATCAAACGCATAGCGGAACTGAACGGTGAGTTAAGCAACATACGCGGCTCAAGCGCACTTCAATATTACTCAAGTGAAGAAGCGCAACAAAATGCACCAGCGAGGTACATTAGTATGTTTGGTTCGTTTCCGGAGTTTTTAGCTGAATCATTGACCAGCCAAATAATTGCGGGGGCTGACATCATTCCGGAAATATTCGGAACAACCGTAGCAACGGGTGCTGCGATGGGTGCTATTTCCCCCGATCCAGTTACTACACTGGGAGGCGCTGGGTTCGGTGCAATGTTTGGATTGGCATACGGCAATGGTATCACCAGCTTGGCGCAGGAGTACACCGGCACAGTCATGGAGGTGTTTGCTGAAAGCGGTGTGGACACAACCAATGCCGAGCAGCTATCCAAATTGTTTAACAGCGAGGAGGGGAAAGCTGTATTGGAAGACGCAAAAACAGCAGCATATTCCCGTGGTGTTCCAATAGCCGTGCTTGATGCGTTGAGCTTTGGCATTGCTGGGCGCTTGGGAAGTGTGGGCAAGGAGATGCTGCTTCAATCGACGATGGGCGCTACCGGCGAACTGGCAGCGCAAGAAACGTCGGAGTTAGTTACCGGTCAACGTCGTGGCGGCATCGAGGACGTAATCATTGAGGCGGGAGTAGGTGCGTTTGCAGACACGTTAACGGATGTGGTTCCGGCGCGGTTAGCAAAAACCGGTAAACTAAAAAGCGAGGATAAAGCTGAACTCGAAAAACTGTTTACTGATATTAGCGAGCGCCAAGCTGAAATTGATCAAGCTGAAGCAGCGCAGGAAGACGCAGTGCTTGAGCAGATTGAACTGGATTTAAATCAAACTGATGAACTGCAAGCTGCGGCTGAATTGCTATCCGAAAAAGTAGCAGTTACTGAACAGCCGGTGGAACGCGTCGGAACAGTGACGCCAGTAATTCCGGATACGGAAGACGGTAAATTCAAATCAGAAGAAGAGGCTGAGTTTGGAATGCAAATTGGCGGGATCGTGGACAATGTTCCGTATGCAAAATTTGAAGCTGTCGTATTTACTGACGACGCAAATGTGACTGCGCGTGTTACGGCTAATGGCGAGCTAGTCATTAATCCTGACGAAATAAAAGCGAACGCGGAAGACAGTGATTTAACGACTGACGAATATTTAAAACGAGTAGTGCAGGAGGAGGCGATACATGCTGCACACTTAAATTATTTAAAAGCCGAATATGTTAAAGAAACAGGCGACACAAAGCTGACTAATTTCGAGCCGTACTTGATGCAAAAAATGGAGGCTGTTGCTTCCGAAATGACGCCGGAACAAGTTGAGTTAGTCCAAGGCGTTTACGGCGAAAACATTGATGGCGCACGGCTTGGATTGGAATACGTTCGCATGCTGACCCAGCAGCGACGTGAAGGAGGCATTACGGAAGGGGTTGGGATATGGGAGTTTTATGGCACGACGCCGAATCCGGAAACACGCAACTATTTCAAACGTGCAATTAACTGGATTCGCAAACGGGTACAGCCAAAGACACGTTCAAAAAATCAAGAACTGGCAAACGAAGCATCACAGCAATTAAGTGGGCTATCCAACTTGCTAAATGACATTGAAGCTAAACGTGTTGCACCAGTTGCTGATGCGGAACCAAAAGCTGATACAACTTTTATTAGCGGACTGACAGCTTCACCAAACGAAATGACGGCTGCTGCACTGCAAGCCGGTGAACCGGTCGGCATTGTTGCGGTTCCAAATTTACAAAACCAACAAAATCCACCAAGCAGTACTGTCATCGATCAAATAACTGACCACGCTAACCGTGGTAAAAAAGTGTTTATCGATTCCGGTGCTTTCCGCGCATTTAAAAACAATGTCGAAATAAATTTTGAAAGTTTTTTTGATAATTTAAAAAGCATATTAGCTAACATCGAAAATCCGGAAAACGTGACAGTAGTCATGCCGGACATTATTGGAAAACAAGACGAAACCATTGAGTTACAAAATCAATTTGCTGAACAAATACAGCAATACATCGATGGTGGTTTTGATGTGGTCATTCCCATTCAGCACGGAACTAAACCGGCTGCTGAAATGTACAAGGAACTAGCAAACCAGTTCGGGGAAAACTTTCGTGTTGGAATACCATCAAACAAAAAATCAATGCCGCTTGATGACTTTCAAAATTTGGTAAGTGAAATAAAGCCGTCGCGGGTTCATTTGCTTGGGGTCGGTGAAAAATCTGGCAGTCAACAAATTGATATAGTCCGTCAATTGTCACCGGAAACAAACTTATCAGTTGATTCAAGTACAGCGGCAAGGGGTGCGGCTGCTGCCAGCGACGAAGTAGGAACACAGCAGCAGTTTGAAGAATCGGCTACTCGCGGTCTGGCGCGGGAGGAATTTTTTGAAGCATCGCGCGATGAGCGCATTGATGAAACGGAGGAACTGGGTAGTTTTTGGAATGACAATTTACAATTAGACGAAGCGACAGCTAAAAACCTTGGCAATTCAATACAGGGGGAACTTGGATGGTGGAACGATTGGTTTAACGACAACGTCAAAGACACTTTTGTCAGGAACTTGCTATCGGGTCAGTCGATCAATCGATCATTTGAAAGTTTGCGCGATAATAATTTGATAACTGATGATGAACTTGAATTAACGCAAGAGGCGTTTTTAGACCCACGCTTTAGCAGCATTGAAGACGATTACGCAGTCATTCCACGCGGCAAGGAACTTGGTGGTAAACAGTTAGAAGAAAAATCTGTCAAGTTGGGCAAGAAAAGTCGAAGCGAACAACTGAAGCCAGCGCGTCGTAAAAATGTAGTTAAAGGCGCTGGGGGCTTAGACACTGTCAAACAGTTGGGAGTGCGTGAAGAGGAAATAAGCAAATTTAAAAAACAAACTGATGCAAACAGTGACGTAGTAATTGAGTACTTTCGTAACTTGGCCAACCGAATGACCGACAACAGTCCCGATGGCAAAGCAGCCGCGCAGGATATTTGGAGTCATTTATGGGAGGCAGCGACGAAGTGGCTAGAAACCAATGATGACTTGTCAGGGTTTGGCACAAACAAAGTTGCGGGTAATAAAATGATTGATATTGGACGCGGCATCAACCGACGCGGCCAAACATTTTTAAATGAAACTGTTACGACTGATGTCGAAACGGGTGAGTCAGCAGTGGATACCGGCAAGGACAGGCAAACGCTGAAGCCGGAAGCTAGGGAAGCTGTTCAGCTTGTGGCTGATTACTTGGAAGAAGCTAGTGACGATGACCGCACATTGTCGGTTTTAATTACGGACAATAAAGAAGCTACGGCTGAAACGGTTGCCAAGGAGTTGGGAATCAAGACCAACGCGGTGTATGCACGTAAAAGCCGACTTAAAAATAAAATCAAAAACCACTTGGAGGATCGTGGTGTTGACCGGTCAATCGTTGACGAATTGATGCAAGCGGCTACGAAGCGGAAAATATCCGGTGACATACTTCGTGAAGCACGACAGCAAAAACTTAAAGGCGATGAATTAACAAAGTTCATAAAACAAAAGTTAGAGGGGTTGACCAAGCAGCAACAGCAGGAGGTGCTGGCTGAACTTGGAATCGCAAAAGCCAACAAACCAGCCCCAAGCAAAACCGGTGACCAAGTCGCTGAAACTGCTAACAACAAAACCAAGCGCCTAAAATTTACGATGTCGGCTGAAAAGTTGGCCCGTGAAAACCGCACGAAAAAGGAACTGGATCAGTTTCCAAAATCCTACTACGACCCAATTACCAACAAGGAGACGCTGGCTGAAGCCAATCGACGCATTGATGAAGTTGGCATGGACGCGGCGAAACGCGAGGTGATGGAAGCGGTTGAGCCGGACGCAGTTGTTTCAGCTATGGGGATCGCATTGTTTCAGCGTTATCAAAGCGCCGGTAAAATGGATGATGCATTGGACATTGCGTTTAACATAGCTGACAAAGCGAAAACGCAGGGGCAAGCCATACAAATTTTATCAATCGTCAATCGCATCTCACCGGATGGCGCTGTTTTATTTGCCGGTAAATTAATTAGGAGAGGCAAAGCCGATAAAGCCACGAAGGAGCCGATGGAAAAGCACCTCAAAGGCATTGGCGGCGAGAAGCAGCAACTTGAGCGCATTCGTAAAAAAGCTGAACGGTTACAGCGTCTACGCAAACAAAAGAAGCTGAACCCCACAACTGAACTTTCGGAATCGGCTGCGCTGTTGGAGGAAATTTTGCGCGTCACACCGACATCAATGATGGGCAAGCTGCGTGCGTTCCACACGATAATGATGCTGTTGAATTTCAAAACAGCCATCCGAAATATTTTGGGTAACGTAATTTTATTTGTTCCGGAAACGGTAAGCGATTTTGCTGATGCAACAATTGATGCAAGCATGTCCATGATTACCGGTAAGCGAACTAAAATAAATCCGGTAAAATACACATTGGACAAGCTGGCGGGATTGCCGGAACCAATACGTGATTTTCGTGCGGGGATGGAATTGGCAAAGCTGGAAGGCGAGGCGCTGACATCACAACTTAAATCGGGATACGACACGATGGTTCGGTTGTCGCGTTTGACCAGCCAATCCAAGTTTGAGTTAAAGGACGTTAATGAAGTAAACAGTCAGGTGTTCGACAGTAAGGTGATGAAGATGCTGGAAGACGCATTGACGTTGCTGTTGTCACCGGCTGATCGTGCTTTTTATGTGTCAGCGTACAAGGCTGAACTGAACAATCAAATGCGTTTGGCGAATACAACTACTCCCTCAAAAGAGATGGTTGAGTACGCGCAAATGGTTGGCATGCGAGCGATTTACCAAAACGATAATTTTGTCAGTCAGGCGCTTAACAAAGCGCGGAAGCTATCAAACCAAATATCGACAATTGGACGAACCGAGGAGTTTGGTTTAGGCGAAGTGATATTTAAATTTACACGCGTTCCTGGTTCGTTGTTGTTACGCGGCTTGGAGTTTTCACCGTTCGGATTTATTCGTGCTGGATACGAGGCGCTTACTCCGGTGTTTACCAAGCGGTTCAATCAGCGTGAATTTGTTACTGCGTTCAGCCGAGCGACAGTCGGAACGGGAAGCGCAATGACGCTTGGGTATATGCTTGAGCAACTAGGCGCAATTACT